TACAACAGTTGCTATACCTGTAATTGTTTGAGCTTGTCCAGTTAAGGTAAGTGTTGCAATAACTAAACCGACCAAAGTCCAACTTAAATTTAAAGTTTCTTTAATAGCCTCTACAAACCAGTTCCATATTTTATTAATCAATTAAACCTCCTAAAAGCAAATGAGGCAATTTTTACAAGTATTGTCGGAACAATTACTTCCTGTGCTTTTTCTTTTTGATCCTGCGTCATATCGCTTGTTATGTTATTTAAAGTTATTTCGTTTAAATCTACGTCAATAATAACACCCAAAGGGTCATCAACAAAAGATTCAAAGGCTATTTCTGTAGTAGCGTCAGCCAGTGTATAATTTTCTACACCTTTATTTTCTACTGCTCTTTCAACAAATTCATCAACTGCTTGTGCAACATTAGTATCTGTTTTTACTGCCTCTGCAATAATCTCTACGTCTTCAGTTTCTTCAAACCCTAAAACTTCTGCAACAACTTCTACTTGTTCTTCTGTTAATTCTTCTTCTTGTGCTATCTGTACAACTTCTTCGACAACTTGTGCTACCACTTCAATAACATCTTGGCTAACTTCTGCAATATTGTCCAATCCGACATCATTAACCTGTTCAAGTACTTCAATAACTTCTTCTGTTTCAAGTTCTTCAACATACTGTTCAATTGCCTCTTCTTTTGCCTCTTCATATTCTACTAATTCTTCTTCTGATAGTTCTTCTAATTCTTCTTCTGTAATCTCTGGGATATCGATTTCAATAATTTCTTCAATTACTTCTTCTAATTCCTGGATCTCTACTTTTAATTCTTCTTCAGATAGTTCATCAATTCCTGCCTCATCTCTTCCCAGTTCATCTTCTCTATCTTCAGATACAATGTCCATTTCAGTTGATCTATCTTCTCTTGTATCATCTTTTGTATTTTCTTCATCTATAAACTCCTCCTCTTCTTCTTCTGTTTCATCTATGATTATTATTTCTATTTCTTCAGGTATAATTATTTCTATTTCTTCTAATTCAAATTCTTCTTCAATTTTCTCAATGTCAATTTCAATTTCCTCTGTAGGTAAATCTTCTTCTTCGGTAGATTTAGATTCTTTATTTTCATTTTTAACGTCCACTTCAGATACCAAATCATCATCATCAGAAAACTCTTTTTCGGTATCGTATTCTTGCTCATCTTCAATAATTATAATTGTTTCATCTTCTTTTTCCTCTGGTATATCACAATCGCCCCTATCAATTTGGGCATTTGTCATATAGCAGCCATATAATTTTTCGTTCTCTGCTCTCTCTTTATCTCTTTCAACTGTACCGTCCTTAACTTCAGATTCTGTATATTCAGATTCTGTGCCGTCATCATTAACAACAACATATAAAGTTGTTGTAGTAGTTGGCGGTGGTGGTGGTGGAGGAGGCGGGAGTGTAGTTGTAGTTGGTGCAACATATTCTGTAGTTTCAAAATTATTGCTATCACTATCAGTACAACTCTCACCATTTTCTAAATCACCACAAACACCAAATGTCCAATAAAAAGTACCTGTTTGTATGTTTGTATAATCAAGTGTATAAGTTCTTGATGTTGTGTCAGTAATAACAACTCTTTCCCATGTTTGATTATCATAACTGTAATTTATATGAAACTCTTTAGCTAAAGTATTTCCGTCTGTGTAATCCCAACTAAAGTAAACATCTTTGCCTTGATAATTAACAGATATATTTGTAGCGTCATCTGGAACTGCAGGTGGGATTGTAGTCGTAGTAGATGAAGTAGTAGTTGTTGTAGTTGTAGCAGTATCATTACAAGTATTTGTCGGTGCAGACCAATTAGTTTGTGTATCGCTAAATGGTGTTTGATTAGGTAGCGTTACAGACCTTTCAGAAGATAATGTACTAAAACTATTATCAGAATCATTATCAGATCGAACTTTGTAATAAAAAGTACCAACTGGTAGTTCAAAATATGAACGCAAATCAGAAATACTAAATACATAATCTTGCCATGTGTTTGTAACATGTCCAAAACTTGTAGAAACACAAAAGCTACTTGTACTTACACCAGTAGTCATTGCAAAAAATATTGTATATTTCTCTGGTGGACTATCTTCAAATCCGTCAGAACTCAATATACTAATAGTCAAATCACCAGTAGTAGTATTTATTGATTCGTTATAACCATAAGGCTCTTGTGTTGGTACGTGATCTGCCCAAATTGGTGTTGGTAGAAATAAGAACAATGCTAACGCACACCTTATAAATACCCTAAATTGTTTGTACACTAACCTTTGTTAGTTGGTGTCCACTCTTCCAAGCCATTTTGAATTGCGGTTACACCTGCTACTAAACCTGCCACAAGTGCGTTCTGTAAAACATCAACTTCAACCATTCCTGTTCCACTAGCAACTAGCACACCAAGAAATGCTTGAATAAATGTCCTAAGAGTTCTGATACCGACTTTCATAAGCCAATCTTTATTAAACATTATTCCTCTTCTGTTTTTCCAAATTGGCGTTTTTTATAGTGAGTGCATTTATGATTTAGACATTTCCAAACCATTTTGTTTTCGATCAGTGGTTTTTTACAAGTAGGACAATGTATATTCATGTCCACCTCCAATACTACTGAAAGTTCACACCGTCCATTTTAGCACTAAGTATCTTCAACTCGCCTTTAATCTCTGATAATTTATCATTTATTAAAGATGAATTAACATACTCTGGACCACTAGCATTAGAAATCTTAGTAAGATTACTTAGATTAATTTTGCTAACAATTAAAGATACTGATTCACCATTTTCTAAAGCAGTAGCTACCTTAGGATAAAACTTTTTATATGCATTTCCCGAAGAGCCAATAAAGCCGTCTTTTGATACGTCTAAGTCTTGTTGTGTGTCGCCAACAAGAACGCAACCTGCGGTGTTTTCGTCAGTATTTCCTAAATGGAAAAGCACCCATTTAAAGTTTGGTATGTCTTTTATTTCAAGCATACCTTTATGAAAGTCGTATTTTGCTTTATAGCGATTATGGAAACCACCCTCTTTTCTAAATTCTACTGGGTAAATACCCTCTGGTATACAAGTTTCACCATATACCTTTTTGTCTTGGTATTGATCTTCTAAAGTAAAACACTCAAATACTTCATCTATAAATAAAAGCCCATTGGTTGCGTCATTACCAAATTGTGTTCTAATTAGATTTATTTTCATTAACTAGGTTTTGGATTATCTGATTTAACATCAGCAATTGCGTCTTTCCAAGTTGTTGTATCATTTACTTTATCCCAATACAACATGTCTAATTGGTCGCCAACGCTTGGATAAGCCTCTTGTCTAGCTCTTTTATATCCATTATCTTGTTCATCTAATTTAGATTGTGCTAAATCTTCAATTGCTTGGTCGTATTCTGCGTCTGTAAACTCTCGTCTTTCATTATTGACTTGAGCATACAAAGGTTTTGCAGATTCGATCTCTGAAGTAGCCTCAGTTCTAAATTGTGCTATTGTTTTAATTGCCATATCTCTCCTATCTTACTATAATTTTATTTCTTATATCCGTACAATTTAAAATCTCCTTTATCAATGTTGCCACCACTCATAAAGATAGAAACACCTTTTGTAACTTCTGCTGATGTTAAATTACCACCACCTTGATTACCTGTTAAAACACCTGAGTTATTAAGGTATGATATTTCTTGTGTGTAATGTGTATATTCACTTGCGTTATTAGCAGAAAAAATATTCACAATACCATTAGCTTGTTCGCCAGTACCAGTTCCAATATTTGCATCTGTAAATGGTGCGTGTGTTAAAGCTCCATAATCATCACTAAAACTTGTATTCGCTTTTAAAGTAACAAAAGCAAGTGAATAACCTGTATTAATTGTTGCGTTAGAACTATCTAAAAATCTAAAACTTACTGCCTTATTATTTGTATCACACTCTAAATTATTTACTACAACTTTATATACATCATAGGAACTATCCCAATTTGTTCCACCAAGAGTAACACTTGCAACTGCACCTGTAACAGTTTCGCTATCTATTAAAACTAAACTTCCTGCCATTAGCCACCTAAAATTCCATAAACACATATAGTTCCACTATTAATTGGTCTCGAGCCATTAGTTTCTATTACTGCAAATCCTCTAATAGTTTCTTCTACTTTATGTACTCCAATATTTTTTCCTGCTCTAAGAAGAGCAGATGCACTACCACTAGATTGCCCATTTATAAATGTGTAACTTGAACTGTTATAAGGATTATAAATATTAATATTTTCTCCTAAACTCTCTGGGGATTGGTCTGCTAAACCATTCATTCTCATAAAAGACACACCTTCTGAATTATCATCAGTAAAACCATCAGTTCTCATTTCCATATCTGCCCAATCATATTCATTACCTGTTATAAGACTTCCCGAATTATCAATAAATCTTATACCAAGAAATGTTCCAGATGTACCAACTGTGCTTACACCACTAATTGTGATTTTATAAACATCATAATGAGATGAAAATACATTGTCTATACTTACAGAACTTGTTGATGATGTAATAATTTCTTTATGTATAAATTGTAAGTTAGTAGCCATTAAGAACTCTCTATTCCATATAAAGATATAGTAGCACTATCCATAGCACCCATTGAAGTTCCTAAACCAAATCTAATTGCTTGTATAGATTCAGCGTGGTCATAAAGTTGATTACCAAATTCAAAACCAGACTTATCACTAGCATCTCTCATAGCACAATGACTTGTACTATTAGTAAATTTTGTACTATCCCCTGCATTATATAAATACATATAACCATTACCTGCTGAGAGTGCATTACTTCCAATATCGCCAAAAAGTCTTGCAGTATTTTGACTTGAGCTTTTTCTCTCACTAAAACTACCATTTTCTAATCCTCTTTGATTAGCAAACTGATAACCAGTTTCATAAGTTGAACCACCATCATTAGATAATCTATAACCAAACTCACTTTGACTACCAAAATGAATATCAGTAAAAGTAAAAAAATGAACATTAAAAGTTGATTCTTGTAATGCAGTAAAATCACAAACTGCACTAGATACTGTTTGAGTTTGTAAAAGTATTAACTGTCCTAGTTGTGTCCATTTACCATCTAAATCTAAATTGTAAATATCAGTAGGAGTAAAAATCCCTTTATTATTAAATGAGCTTTGTGCTGGGCTCTCTGGTATATATCCAAATTCATTACTCATAATTAAACCACCTTAAAAAGTGTAAAGGTACCACTTGCAATATTGCCACTACTAAGAAAAAATTGCACACCATTACAAGCCTGTGCAACTGTATGTACAAAACCACCCTGCCTACCAAGATTTCTTGCAAAACTATCAACAGCTGAACTTTCAACTGTTGCAAAAGAATATTCACTTGAATTGTTAAAATTGTATAAATAAAAAATAAAGTTTGATTGTTCTCCTATACCTGTTCCCTGTAAATAAAAATCAATTCTATCTAGGTTTGTTCCACTACTTGTACTAAAACTTGTATTAGCAAAAAGTATTTTTGCAGATTGGTCATAATTGCTTGTACTATCTGCACTACCACTTACTGTTACTCTAAGTTTTGAAGTAACTGCATCTGTATCAACATCAAAATTATTTACTGCAACCATATAAACATCATCACTATCTATGCCTGTTAAAGTAACACTAGATACTGCACTTGTTACTGTATTTGTTGCTACTTGTACTAATTTACCTGCCATTAGCTATCAACTCTCAATCCATAAGTAATAATTTTTGAGCCACTTTCAAATGGTCTTGCACTATCACTATCATAAATTTGAAAACCTGTAATACTGTTTGTTTGGTGCAATACACCAATACCTTTAGCATTTATATTATCAAAAGCACTATCAGAACTTGCAGATTGACTTAATGTAAATGTGTAACTTGAACTGTTAAAAGGATTAAAAACATAAAATACTGTATTGTTTGAGCCATCTCCTACTTGGTCTGCTCTCTGCCCCATAAATAAATTACTTGCACTTGTACTTTTTGTTTCATCAAATGATGAGCCACTGTTCATACCTAATACTGCATAATCATAATCACTAGCAGTAATTACACTGCCACTACTGTTAATAAGTCTTATTCCATTTATTTCATTAGCAACATTAGTGTCTTGATTTAAACCTGAAATAACTATTTTATAAATATCATAATCTGCTGAAAAAACATCTGTAACACTTATACTGTTTGCAACTGTTGTAGTAGTTTCATTAATTAATCTTAGGTTACTCATACTAAATCTGTTTTACTCCAAAAAGTTTTACTGTGCCTGTTGAAGTAGTAGTTCCATTAGCAAGTAATCTAATTCCTGTAACTTTAC